CGCGGACCGCGGTCAAATCTTTAAGACTCCAGTACTCAGGCCAACACGGCGTACCGTCCTCAAAGATGGCAGGAAGCTCCACCACCTCCCATTGATCGGCCAAAGGGTCCTTGGCCATCGCCCTCAGAAGCTGCCCTGTCATGTCTTTCTCAGACCAGCGGGTTTGTACTATGACTATTGATCCGCCCGGCTGCAGACGCTGTCTAGGGCCGCCCGTGTACCAATCCCATGCATCATCAAAACCAGCAGCCGACATCGCCGTCTGCTCCGAGTGAGGATCGTCAATAATAATTAAATCACCACCACGTCCCGCCAAGTTCGAGCCCACACCCACGGCATAATACATACCGCCCGCGCTCGTATCCCAACGGCCCGAGGCCTTACTGTCCGACGCCAACTTAACCGTGTCAAACACCTCTTGATACGCATCCGTCTCCAAAAGATTCTTCGTCTTACGTCCAAAGTTTACCGCCAACTCCGTCGTGTGCGTCGCCTGTATAATCTTCATCTTCGGATTCTTGCCCATCATCCACGCAGGAAACAAGAAGGACGCAAACTCACTCTTCGTGTGCCGCGGTGCCATGTTAATGATCAATCTTTTTAGCTCGCCGCTCGCGACTCTTTCCAACTTGTCCGCGATAATTTTGTGATGTCTACCCGTAATGAACTCAGGCCACATCGCTTTTACAAAAGTTAAAAAATTATCTTGGCAAGCTTCATTCTTCTCAAGCTGCGCGAGCCGCAGTTCAAGCTTCAACGTCTTTTCCTCTACCGCAGGATTACTGGCTTTATTCATAAGGGACCCATAGGTTTTGAAAAATAAAAATTTATGTGGCTCGCGGAACGCGGTTAACTATTATATGCGATATTACACGCATTTATAAGACAGTTAAAGCTCGTTCAAAATATCACGGAAATATTTGAGAGAAACATGGTCTATACCCCCGTTCCCCCCGCGAGGGGCCGCGCTGCGCTGGACGCGCTAAGTTGTTGATTTACATGGATTTATGACCCGATATCAAGGGATCCTAAGCGAATATATACGATCCAGTGCTCGGTCGATTCGATCCAAGGCCCGCGATCCAGTGCCCAATTGGCCCGAGATCCTGCAGCAAAACCCGCGAACCGCGAACCAAAGCCCGCGAATCGAGGGCCAATACGCGGCCCTGTGCGCATTAAACTAGATAATCAAGGCCATGACCTTGGTTATCGACAAGGAACGCCACCAGCTGGCCATTGAGCGCGGTACGTTTGGCCAGTAGCACGGGACGCGGGACGCGGCTTGATTAACTGTTGATAACGTTATGCACAACATGATCAATAATTGACCAGCGCCGCTGCAGCCCGCGCCAGTTGGATTTGTATTGTATCGCCCAGGGACTTAAGCCATGTTGATAACTCAGGCACAAAAAAGCCCGCACAATGGCGGGCTGTTGATGCGGCTAGTGGCTAGTTAATGGGCTGTTTGCCGATATCTCCAGCAACATGGTGCCGAAGTACCGTGCCAGTCCTGAGCGATGCAGCAAACCGCGTGAGCTTGTCGCTATCGGTCTCGGTCGTATCGATGCGGCTTGTTGCTTTCCATGCCAGCGCCACATGATGATACGCGGCATAACAGCCTTTCTGTTGATCTGGGTTGAGTGCGGCTTTCTTGCCAGTCCCGTGCGAAGTAAAGCCAATAATATATGATCTATCGCCACGCGCGCACAATGGCTTGTTATCACGGCCTCCACAATCATCACAGCTAAAGCGGTCGTTATATTCTGCAGGACAACGAACGACCTTGATACTATCGCTCGCAATTAAACTTGGGCCCTCATGCTGGCCGCCATAGTTGTTTGAATTGCCAGCCTGCCAGTAGTCAGGCGCAACGACGACACAAGCCGCCACGCCGTCACGCATCGCTTCAGCTGCAGCATATAAAGACGGCGCGGAATAATTGACGACAGTTTTACGTGGCGACAATGGCAGGGCCTTATTAGACCACTCGATATAGTCGAAGTGACAATAAGTAAAGGCCGCGCCCTTGTTTGGCACTGCAGATAACAGCGCGTCAAAATAAGGTTGATCGATCTCACTTGATCCGCCGCCAGACGGGTTTAGTTCGCACGTCTTGGGGCAAGTCCCGAATTGATCGCCAGTTCCCGCCCTGTATGTCGTCGCAATACCTCGCGTTTTAGTCGCGCTACTGATTTCGATAGTCTTAAGCATTATAAAGCACCCCACGTAATGCCCGCTATAATGATTAAACCGCATAGGGTAATTGTGAACGCTTCAATATAAGCAGGCACGTATTGTTGCTCGAATTCTTTACGATCAATAATAGGCCTTGCGGTTTGATGTTTTTGCAGTTCGTTTAATAATCTAGTATCCATTTTAAACTCTCCAAATAGTTAGTTGTTGCTGGCTTTGCCCGCCAACAAAGTCAGAATAACTTGTATTGTTAATACAAGCAAATAATAGGCAATAAAAAGCCCGCACGGGGCGGGCTGTTGGCTAGTGGCTAGCTCTAATAATTGGACAAGGTTAAGGCCAGTTTGCCGCTATCGATTAGATCATTGAGCGCGGCTTTAACGTTATCCTCAACATCACCTAAACCCTCTTTGGCGATCTCTTCGATTTCATCACGATAATTTGTAATGTCAAAATGGTCGTCGATTTCAAAGCTATCTAAAACAAC